CCCTTGTAGTCGTTCTTCCGAACGCCAACAGCAACGCGGAAAGTCTTGTTGTGCAGCTCGCTTGAATCGTTCGGAGTCAACACACCAACGGCTCGACAGATTGCCGACAAGGTTCCTTTGGCAATCGTCACCGCTTGGTCGTTCTTGTTGACAAGGTTCAACTTCTCGAACAGCTTACGGTTCTGGTACTGACCACCAACGATCTGAATCTCCAGATTCAAGTATTGGCCGGTACCGTCCTTCGTCGCCTTCATCTCGCTGTTGACAATGCAAGCCTCGTAATCACCAGCGGGGATAACGCCGTAATCGTTCGGCTCCACTTTGCTTGCATCAAATCCAGATAAATTTGCCATCTCTATAAACTCCAAAACTAAAAGGGGGAATCACTCAAATCGACAGGCTCAGCAACCGCGAGGGCTTCGCCTTTACTTGTTCCGTTCTTGACGACGCCTGCAATGTTGCCAGCAGGCTTTTCTTGCAACGATGGCGCAGGAGCCGCGACCGTTTGCTTCGACACGATTGGCAAATACTTTTGCAAGTCTGCAAAGCTGGAAATCTCATCCACCATCCCAAGACGGTTCTTGGCTTCGACAGTTGCCGACTTGTTGCAGACGATAACTCGCTCCTTGCCACCGATCGCGATAGCTCGCTTGTTACCGAATCCTTCGTCCATCTGTCGTGTTAGCGTGCGATACCGAACAAACAGAACCTCGTCGCACCATTCTGTAACGCAACCGCTTCCTTTGATGTGGAGGGCAGGCTTCCAATAGTTGTACGAGTCACCATCTGGATTCGTGAACTTCTCGATTTGCTCGTGGCAGGTAAACACAATGTGCCTTCCTTGCTGCCAAAGATACGACAGCCCGTCGAACAAAGACTTCCATTGCTGTTCGACTGCTTGGTAGCCTTTGCCAAACCCGATGTCGTCAATCGTCTTTTTGCCTGCCTTCTGAGCTACGTCGGCAAAAATCAGTTTCTCCAACCAGTCAACCGTGTCGATCACGATTGTCTCGTAGTCCGTCTCGCTGGCACCAATCATGCAACCCATAAAGTCCGTGATCGACCGAATCACTTCGGTTGAGTCAACGTCCAGATCGCCAATGCCATCCTCGATGTTGAGAAACAGAGGCTTCGGAAACTTCGCAGCAAGCGAGGACTTTCCAACTCCGTTTTCGCCATAGATCAGAATGCGACGTGCGCGATTCCTTTTTCCCTTGTTGATATGCAACACAATCAAACCCCTAAAAACAAAACCTACAAACAAACCCCAAAGGCAAGAGCGAGAATCGAACTCGCTCGAAAACCGTTTTGCCTGTTAAGCTGATAGCTTTTTTCGTTTCTTCTTCGCCTTGATGCTTGCTGCCTTACGCTCCTTGCGTCCCACCATCGCAAATTCGATCATGGCGTTGTGCATATCGATGGTTCCAGAAACTCGCTCGTCGCCCGGATGGTTCAGCTCTTCACCACGCAGTAATCGAGCTGCGTACAATTCGATCTTTTCGATTGAGCCAGGTCTGGCTCCTGTCGGTAGAGGCATGCGAGATGGGACAAAGTCGCTGTCGTTGCCTTTCGAAAGTATGTAGCCAAAGGAACTGTCGTCGTCGATCTTTGCACCCGCTGCGTAAATTAACTTCGCTTGATCGCGCTTGATGAATTTGCAATGGACGACCTTCGGATTCAAATGTTTAGCTGTCGGCATTGGCGTCGTCCCTTTCTTCCTGATAAGCCTCGGTGGACAGCATCCAGATTCCGAAGTTGTCATGGTCCCTGATAATTTGCAGATACTCGACTTTGCAAATCTCCCGAATCTCCACGCTCCAAGCATCCGACACTTGCCGAGCTGCTTTGACATAGGCGTCGTTCATTGCTTCCGTTGACGTGATGCAACGACTGTATTGAGACGAAACGACCATGCTGTGAATAAACTTACCGCTGCCTTTGTAGATTTTCCGACGGTAAACGATCTTGTAATATCTCACTTCCCTTGTTCCTTTCGTTCGTCAGCTTCCTTGACTTCGCTTCTCAAGATCGGCACCGATGGGTGCGCGTGAAAAGCGAGCCGTACTTTGTTTCCCCTGATTGAAACGACTTCAACGCAGACATCGTTTCCCACCCAGACACGTTCGCCGCTTTTGCGACCTAATACCAAAGCCATCCTTGCATCTCCTTAGAAATTCCATCCGTTGTAAAATCCCATCCATGAAGCCAGCCCTATCCAGTCCGTTAGATAGTCGAGTCCGTCCGCTGGTTGCGTCCGTGTGTTAAGCAGGGATTAGTCCCTTGTTTCGTTGTTCTCGCTTAGCAAGAAGCGGTCGAAGATCGTGCTCGTATTCACGCTCAAGTTCTTGTTGCAGGCTTGCTTCAAGATGCTCGCAATAGTTCTTTGCCGATGACAAATCTATAAACTGATCATCTTCAGGAGTGCGACGACCATCTACCATCTGATAGTCCGAGCAATCAACAGTAAAAATCCCATGCCGGTTGCAAAAGATTTCCCAGTAGCAAACAACGTCACGTTCACTTTCGTAGAAGCTAATCGCTTGCCACTTGAGCTGATCGACTTCGCCTGAATCGTCGATTGGGACGAACTGGAATGTTAGTGCGCTGTTCATCGTCCACCTTCCGTAGCTGGCAGTTCAAAGAACTTCGCCAAGTCAGTCGTGAAGTGATCCAGCACGATGTCCAGCGTCATCTGCACCCGTGCTGCAAGATACGACAGCTCAACCTTCGCGAACTTGCGCCCGTCAACACTTCGAACACACACGACCAAAGCATGCGTGTCATCGACTAACAAATACCGCTGACCGTGCAGCAAGTCGTCTTTGGCGACCTCAACCAGCGATTGAAACGCCCGTTCCAAAATGACCATAGATAATTCCAATCTGATGCAATCCGTGACCAAATCTTGGCCTGCACCTAAGTTCCCAAAAATTGTTGGCAACGCTGCCAACTGCCCCATGCCTGAACTGTATCGGCATGCAAACTATTTTGCAATAGTAGTTCTTAAAGATTTTCCAAAATCAGGGTTTCCGGCCTTCTTTTTCCAGGCTTTTTTAATTGCGTTAACCTGCGGTTTGGTTAGCAAGATGCAGTTCCCGAACCGTCTTGTGTAGCCAAGTCTAGCAGCCCAGCGGGAGATTGTGGCGACTGAGCAACCGATTTCTTTTGCAGCTTGTGTAGAGGTAATCATGTCAACAGTGTACGCTAGTGCAATCAATTTTGCAATTCCGTAAGCTACTTCCTTTTCTTACCCCACCGAGCCGCAGCACCAGCCGCACCTTGCTCGCCAAAATTCTTTTGCCCCAGTTCCACGACCGGAGCTTCCACGTCTAGCTTGCGTGCCACTGCATCGCGTATCCACTCGGAAGGCGTTTCACCGTCTGCGAGGTCTGCCGCGATCAGTTCGCCAAGTCCGCACAAGCGAACGTCAACATTTGCCGGAAATCCCACAAGTCAAATCACTTCCCAACCGAACGGAACTCTCCGCAGTATGGTTGAATAAAGGTAAGCCGGATGGCTCTCGCACTCCGCGAAAGTTCCGACGATACAAAAGCCGCGATTCCATTCGAGCCTGAACATCTTAAATCCTTGCCGGTCTTGCCGGTCTGTTGGATGGGGTTGGTAGAAGGGCAGGCTTTACGCCTTGCCCTGTTTGATAGTGTGAGTTTGTTACTTGACCATATTTGCAATTTCGACCGCAAACAGGCTCAGGATCAACCGTTGTTTTTGTTCGCCAGTGAATTCGCTGATCTTGATGTTACAAACTGCGGTGTATTCGTTTACGCGAGCGGTGATGGTTTCTTTGTTTGCTGCGATGAAGTTTTTGATTTGTGCAGTTGTCATCTTTTCGTTTCTTTGTTTTGCGTTTGCGTTTCCGACTACATGAGTAACTATAGCTAGTGTCGGACGATTGGCAAGGGCAGCAAGAGTATTTTGGCAAGAATCCGGAAACTATTTTTCGATGAGCCGGATTCGGTCGTCTGGGTGAACCCTGCGTTGATCGTCTCGTTCAGGGTCGGTCTGCGTCCAACTCTCACGAAACTGCCGAGACACAACCTCCCTGGGCTTGCCAGAATCAAGCCAGGTGACGCGATAGACACCCGATGGCAATCTTGTGGGATACTTGCCTTGCGTGTCGCATAGGGTCCAAGATGCCACCTCGAATCGAAATGTGGAGGGGTTTTGTCGCCAAACAATGAGCTGGTCGTAAACGTGGCAACCTTGCGTATCGTAGTGGTGGTTAAGTTCTAGGAGGTCGGCTTGCTCGGAGCGGGTGAAGGGTTGCGTTAGGGATGCGAG